GGTTGAACAAGCGGTCACGATCGTCAGTGTGGAGATATTCCAGAGTGTGGTCGCGCCCGGTGGACAGAGTGAGGGCGTGGACTTTACGCCGTCACCGTTCAGAATGGGCCGCAGCTTACAAAATCGCGTTATTGGCTTGCTAGGAAATTACATCGACGTTTCAACAATGGCCATGTAAATGCCTACGCCAACAACTATTGCCACAAACGTTCGTGGCACACTTGCAACAGCTCTGGCTGGCGTAGCAGCTTCGGTCTATTCATCACCGCCTGAGGCCGTCATTCCACCAGCTTGCGTGATCGTCCCAGACGCGCCGTATCTTGAAACCACGACTATTGGCAAAAGCCAAGTTAGAGTCAAAATCAACTTTGTGGTAACTGCCGCTGTTGCGTACAACAACACTGCTGGCGCGCTCGATAACCTTGAGCAACTTATTATTGCGATTATGGGCGCAATGCCTACGGGCTACACAGTTGGAGACGTACAGCGTCCGACAGTGCAATCCGTAGGAGCTTCAAACCTATTAGTGGCGGATCTCGCGGTCAGCACTTACTACACACAGCAAACAATCTAAGGAGACAAGAAATGCCAACAACAATCGTCACTGGTCGCGACATAACCTTCACACTTGCGACCGTTAACTATGACGCACAAACCACGTCAGTAACTTTGGTCAATGCGCCTGTTATTACTACATATCAAACACTAGACGGCAAGGCTTACAAGCACATTGACGATCAGTGGACTCTTAACATGGAATTGCTTGCAGATTGGGGCGCAACTTCATCACTATTTGAAGCAATGTGGACAGCCTTTACATCTGCGCCAAATACAGCCCTAGCCTTTACGCTAGTCACTGCAACAGGTGCAAGCTTTGCCGGCACAGTGTTCCCAGTAGCGCCTACAGCAGGCGGCACTGCACCAGACGCACAGACCGACTCATGGGCAATGCTTTGTGCCTCAACGCCAGTTCTAACAATCAGCTAATCAAAAGAGAAACGGGAGCAAATAACAATGAAACTGCCAATAACGATCGAGTACACATCAGGCGAGTTCGGTACATATACCGCGCAACCGCCAGAGTGGGCGAAGTGGGAAAACAAGACGGGTCAGACTATTTCACAAGCACAAGACAAGATCGGTATTGCCGATCTGCTGTTTCTTGCTTGGAATGCAATGAAGCGCGAAGCTGGTGGCAAGCCAATCAAGGGCTTTGAGATTTGGTGCGAAACAGTTGCCGACGTGACGGTCGGTGAGGTTCTCCCAAAAGCTACGCCGCCGGAAGCGTAAATCGCATACTGGTTGATCTGGCCTTGGCAACTGGAATTCCAATGAGCGAATGGCAGACGGCGGAGCAGATATACACAGCTCTTGAGATATTGGAGAAGCAACAAAATGAGCGACAGCGTTGAGATTGCTTACGACAAGGCGGATCTGCGTCGCGTTTTAGGCGCTTTCAAAGCAATGGACGCTGAGGCCACAGTTCAAGCCAAAGCCGCCTCTGGAGCGTTGGCAGAATTTGCTCAAGACAAAATTATCGGCACGTCAACTGGTCGAGGCCGCGCAGCAGAAAAGATTGCTCGCGGATCGAGAGTTTCCAAGTCGTCAAAGATCGGTGAGCTGTCTTTTGGCTTTGCTGGTCAAAAGTTCTCTGGCGGCGGTACAACTCAGCAGCTCTGGGGCGGCAATGAATTTGGATCTAACAAATACAAGCAATTCCCAATCTGGTCAGGTTTTGGCCCGAAAGGCCGAGGATCTAACGGTTGGTTTATTTATCCAACATTGCGCGCCATTCAGCCCGAAATCATTGCTAAGTGGGAAAATGCTTTTGACAAGATTCTCAAGGAGTTTTAATGGTTGCGCAAAGTAGAACGCTCAAGCTGTCGATACTTGCTGACGTTGATCAGCTTAAAAAGTCCTTAAACAGTGCAAATGCTGACGTAGAAGGATCGAGCAACAAGCTTGGCGAATTTAGCAAGAAGGCTGGCGTTGCTTTTGCGGCCGCTGCCGCTGCTGCTGGTGCGTACGCAGTAAAGCTTGCAGTTGACGGCGTAAAGGCTGCGATCGAGGACGAAGCTGCGCAGATTAGACTTGCCACGTCTTTAAAAAATGCCACAGGTGCGACAAATGACATGATCGCTTCTGTCGAAAAGCAGATCCTTAAAACCTCACTAGCTACTGGCGTGACAGATGACAAACTGCGACCAGCGTTGTCTCGACTTGCTCTGTCAACTGGTGACGTTACAAAGGCACAGGATCTTTTAAGTCTTGCGCTAGATATAAGCCAAGCAACAGGCAAAGGCCTTGACTCAGTAGCCAACAGCTTAGGCAAAGCCTACGACGGCAACACAGCAGCTCTTGGCAAGCTAGGCATTGGCCTATCAGCAGCCGAATTGAAAGCAATGTCATTTACAGAAGTCCAGGGCAAGTTGTCAGATTTATTTGGCGGCGCGGCAGCTGCTAACTCAAAGACATTTGCCGGGCGACTTGAGATCCTCAAAGTTACATTCGACGAAGCAAAAGAGTCGATCGGCGCTCGATTGCTGCCAATTATTCAAAGCCTAGTTGAGTTTATTGTCAATAAAGTCGTACCAGCTCTGGGGCGCTTTGCAGATTTCTTTAAACCAATTACAGACGCAATTAAAGACAACAAAGCCGAATTCACAACATTTATTGACTTTATTCAAAAATACGTAGTTCCAATATTAGTCAACGTATTAGGCACAGCGTTTAAGGTTGTCGGTCAAATTGCTGGCGGCGTAATTAACGTGATCGGTGCAGTAATTGGCGGCCTTAATAATTTAATCGCTGGCGCTGTCTCAGGAATTAACGCGCTAATCCGCCTTTACAACTCAGTGCCATTCCTGCCTAATGTTTCTCAAATTTCAGCGCCAACTATAAACATTCCAACGGTTTCAGTGCCAAGCGTGTCAGCAACTAGCAGCGTGCCAACAATTAGTGTTCCAACCGTATCGGGCGGATCTGGTTCAACATCAACTGGTGGCGGCGGAGTAAGTGCGGCCGCAGCTGGCGCAGCTATGGCAGCGACACCTTTCAGCACAGCTTTGACGCCAGCGGCGGCTATCCGCCGGGCTGAGGCAGCTAGTGGAGGCAACAACAGCGGCATAAATGTCACAGTAAATGGCGCGATCGACGCAGAAGGCACAGCTCGAACAATCGTCAACGTTCTGAATGACTCATTCTTTCGCGGTACAGGCGGCGCAGGTGCGCTGCTAGGTGCAACAGGTTGACTCAATGGTCGCCAATATGGCGAGTTAAGATTGCTGGCGTAGATGTAACTGATTCAGTTCTAGCCAGCCTCAACATCACCTCAGGGCGCACAAATATCTATGAACAGGCACAGGCTGGATATTGCTCGATCACGCTAATTGTCTTCAATCAAGCTGCTATTGACTATCAAATAAATGACACGTTATCCGTCGAAGTTCAAGACACTGCCGCCGTTTATACGCCTATCTTTGGCGGCTCGATCGTGGATATTGCTGTGAGCGTCTCAGAGGTCGGCTCAAGCGCGTACACGCAAGAGGTGACAATTACTGCCTTAGGCGCTCTGGCAAGGCTTCAAAAGGCTCTTACAGACGGAGTATTAACACAGGATTTTGACGGCAATCAAATCTACACAATTTTGTCTGAGGTTCTATTTGCTCAATGGCAGCAAGTTCCAGCTGCGGAAACTTGGGCAGCTTATGATCCGACTACAACTTGGGCAACAGCTGAAAACACTGGCCTTGGCGAAATAGATCGACCCGGTAATTATGAATTGGCACAGCGTTCATCATCACGAATTGTTATTTATGACCTTGTTGCTGCTTTGGCAACTTCTGGCCTTGGCTACTTATATGAGGACGCAAACGGCCTAATTGGCTACGCAGACTCAACGCATAGAACAAATTATTTGGCAGCTAACGGATACACCGATTTGACAGCTAACCATGCACTAGGTCGAGGTATAACAATCAAGACTAGGGCTGGCGACGTTCGCAATGACATAACTATCAAATACAACACAAATAGCAACAACGAAGTGAGCGACACAGATCCAGACTCAATTTCAACATACGGCAATCTTGCGCAAATCATCACAACAACGATTAAACATACGGCAGACGCAGAGGATCAGGCTGCCTTTTATTTGGCATTGCGAGCCAATCCACAGCCAATTTTTGACCAAATCACTTATGCGCTGACAAATCCAGAGCTGGACAATGGCGATCGAGATAGCCTCATAAACGTCTTTATGGGTCAGCCAATAGCTCTTAACAACTTGCCGCTAAATATGTCCGCCGGTACTTTCCAAGGTTTCGTCGAAGGCTGGACATTTCGCGCCAGTTACAATGAATTGTCAGTGACGCTTCTTATGTCGCCGCTGGCCTATTCGCTGCAAGCTATGCGTTGGAATGACGTGCCAATTACCGAAACTTGGGCTAGCGTGTCGCCAACTTTGACATGGGAATATGCGACAATCGTGTCATGATTGAAAGGAAAATAAATGGCTAATCCGACCACCAACTACGGCT